ACGACTGATAAAAGTTAAGATTTAAGGAGATTGTCGGATGGTTAAATTGAATAAGTGCCCATTTTGTGGGCATGAAGCGATTTCTATTAGTGTGTACGATGTTGACGAAAAGTGGAAGGGTTCGCTCGGATGTGATTTTGAGAAAGACCCGAATTACGGCATGTCATTGTATGCCTTACATCACGAAGAATGGATGAGCTGCATTCTTCGCTGTGATGACCAAGAAGAAGCACTTGGCGGGTTGTTTTTCAATTCTGCTAAAGAGGCTGAAGAGTATTGGAATGAAAAGACTGCAATGCTTGATAAATGCTGAAATTTAAGAGGAAAGTGTGCATGGACAAGGTAAAGTATTCTGATTACAACATAGAAGACTTAAAACAGAGAAGAAAGACTTATGGAGATGGCATAGAAATTTGCAGGAGTGGAGACGGAATTGACACTTCAATCGGTAGCAAAGTATGTTTTCCTGGACAAACATTGTTGCCGGATGAGGCGATTGCTTTTGCGGAGAATCTGATTAAGGCCGCGAATGAGGCAAAAGAGTTTAAGTACAACGGATATTTCATCAATTGGCTTGAGTAAAACTAATCTTTTAGGAGGATTTAATATGCCAAGGAAAAAGACGGTAGAAGCTAAACAATTGGCACCGAAAGAAATAGCTCGTAAGTCACCTACGTTTGCAGAGATTCCTGAGATGGCAAGTCGTGCTGGTGAGCCTACATACTATTATAATGTAGGAGATGCTGTAGTGATTGGCCGTCTTAGTGGTTGCAAGATTGATGAAGTCTGCGACGGTGGTTTATATTACGGTGTTTCTTATGATAATGGATATAGGTACGAAACGTGGTTCAATATTCGTAGAGCAGGAGTCGAGAAGGAGTCTCAGCTGACTAAGAATGATGACATTAAGATTTCCTACTCAAATGTGACCATCGAATCCTTGCTCCACAGGTATTACTTCTTTGGCATCAACTGCAATCCGAGTTATCAACGCGGATCTGTGTGGACGGATGATGACCGTGAATTGCTTCTTGAGACAATTTTTATGGGTGGTGAAATCGGTCGATTTGTTCTGAAAAACATTGACATGGACGAATGGCATGAAAATCAGAACTACCTTTATGAAATCATTGACGGTAAGCAGAGACTTCTGACACTTGCTGCGTTCTACGAAGATCGGTTCCGTTATAAAGGATATCTGTACAGTGAACTCTCTAAGAAAGATAAGAGAACCTTTGATGAGACTGCAATTGCTATCGCGGATTTGCGGAATCTTTCTAAGAAAGATACGTTGCGTGTGTTCTTGCTTCTGAATCGCGGCGGCAAGGTCGTTTCCAATGCTGTGCTTGACCATGCAAAAGAGCTTCTGAACGAAATGGAGTGAGTGAATGATTTATACGGTTACAATGATTGACTCATTTAAGAATGAGCAGAATGCGAAATTTAGTTCGCCGGTGTCAAATACTGGAGGCATCTACTGGATGCCGGATGATAGTTGGACCGCAGGATACTTCACAGATTTGGAAGAAGCTGTCCAATCTGTGATTGACAATGTAGCTGATGTCTTTGAACACTGCTATAACTATGCGGTTATTGAAGGATACGAGGAGGGGCTGTACCCTAGACCTGAATTAACGAAGTGGTTTAAGTACGATGCCAAGAGCGATAAGGCGTTTGAGATTGAACCGCCGCTGCATAATAATGTGTGTGGGTATGCTTTTTGAAGAAGGAGAATAAGACTATGAATAGTGTACTTATTGATCGGAACGCAGCTAAGAAGGTAGAATCCATCTTCGAGCATCCTGATAATGTCTATTCGGTGTATTTGAAGACTGGCGGAGATGTCGTTTGGCTACAAGGTGAAATTGAGTTGTATGAATTTTTGCGCAGCTTATAAAACCAATATTTTTGAAAGGAAGTGATTCTTATTAACCCTAATTTGTTAATAAATCGTGAGCAAAGTATTGCTATTATATGTATAATGTGCCTGCTGGCAGGGAATCTGGTATCGAAGATCAGCCCGGTGATTCAGAATCAGAGCAATTCGTACCTTTATAATAGTAGTCCTCCGGCAGTGAG